GTCTTGATTTAAGGGCGTAGTGGCTGTATCTCCGCTTGCCTGCATGTTCGCTTGTAATAGCCCCGCCTTTTCTTCTTCATCGGTTGTTTTTTGGGTTTTAAACAGGTCGTCGGTTGCCATAGGATGTACTCCTTGTTTTTTTAACCGGGTATAGCTTTAATTTCTTTTTAATTTTGATTGTCCAAAAGCTGTCTGTTTTGTGATGCGGCTGCACTAATAGCCGCAACTACAAGTTTGGCAAACTCTGCGGTTGCTGGCACCACTTCGTTTCTAAACGATTCGGTTGCCCCCTGTATTCCAGAAAGCCGATTCTGACTCCAAAAAATAGAATCAAACCGCCAAAGATCAGTACATTGTGCCCTGACCACTTCAAACTTGTTCTTGCCCTCTTGAACGGTAATCAACATTTCCTGCCAGTACGGACATCCGTTCTTTCCGTCCCACTCTTTTCCCACACATTTTTTAAATATGTGTTTTCCACACGGCGCACCCTTCATGGAAGTTCTCGGGTCTTTATCCATCCTTTACCTCAAGGTTCACGATGTTGCTTTCCATTATTGTTTTTAATGTTTCTATTTCGGATATAATGGTAGTTAGTTCTGATTTAAAATCTGATAGCGTCGTTTCGGAAACCCCTGTGTCTGCACTAAATGGAAACAGGATTACTCTTTCAGATTCTAAAAGAACAGCTACATAAACATTTCCAGAAATGGTGGTCGAAATCATTTTTAATACCGTTTCGCCATCGATACCAATATCAATGAGTTTTTTTGTGGTCATGTTCATTTTATGCGTCCTTGGTACATTCAATTACTTCTTGATAATACGGTGCCGTGTTTGCTCCAGTTGCCCCGGTTCCAGCCGCAACAGTATAATCCTTCTTTTTGGTGTATGTACCCGCACCGGCAGCAAGGGAAATAAGGTCTCCACTTCCGTCAACCGATATAAAAAGTGATGGTGCTTTTGAACCAACCGCCCCTCCATCTTCAAGGTCGTGGTAATGGCTTGGGCCGGTATGTGTGTGTATTGACTGGGGATTAACCGAACCGCCAGACCCGATATTTCCGGTTGCGGCAAGGCAAATCATAGCGTTGTCCTGCCTGTCTGTCTTGCGGGTCCATAGTGTCGGGGCTGTGTTTTGACCAAACCCTATAATGTCCGTTCCGACCGGGGCGTAAAGGTTTAGTTTCATTGCGGCAATGTCTGCAACAATGGTTGCAATGTCCGAATCTGGATCAACATACCAGTATGCTTCTCCGGTAATCTGTTTTATCAGGTATCTGAGTCGTTGTAGTTCTCCGGTAAGGCTTGTCGCCAAAGAAACAACTCCGGCAGGATACGGGTCTGCCGTTGCCTGCATTGCCGCAGCGTTGGCAGAATTGTCGTCAACACTGTCCGGGTTAGTTGTTACTCCGGTAATGGTTCCACCGGTAATGGTTACTCCGGTAATGGTTCCACCGGTAATTGCTACAGCGTTGGAGTTTTGCGCCGCCATTGTACCCGTCCCAATAGCGGTACTTCCTTGAATCTCAAACTGGTCGGACGTGGTGTTAAACCTAACCTCCACAATCTTGTCGGCGGCAATGTCCCCGGCAATAAGCGCAGACCCGTCCTGGCGTTTAATGACCTTTGCGCCCAAGGCGTTCACGTTAAGGGTTGATGCCCCGGTGTTCGCCGCCGACGCCTTAAACACCGCCTGCATACCATCACTGTACGCTACTGGGGCGTAGGGTAGTGTAATCACATAAGCGTCTGCCGCACCAGAATCCACAACGTAATTAATTGTCCCGCGCTTAATGTGTGCTTCCGTTGGAAGTTTTATAAGGCCAGTATCTAGGGCGTCGAGCGCGGTATTAACATCGCTTGCCCGAACCCTAGTTCCCGCTGTTACATGGTAAAGAGATGAATCAAAATAATCACTACTCATCGTTGTATTCCTCTTGTGTCGTAATGAACAATGTAACCCTGAATTGTGTGAGGTTCCGCGCCCGTAAGACCAGACCTTCCACCAACACCTTGAAGCTCCCAAACACCAGAATGATAAATCGTAAGGGAAAAGTTTAACCCTGTCCCATTAACATAAAGCGGGGCTGAAGATACGTTTATTCCGTCCCAAACAATCGAATCCCAAAGGTCAACATCCCAATACCCCCCAGGAGAATCATTTGAAAAAATTGTTGATGGATTTCCAGTTTCCCCATAATCAAACTCTACCCCCGCGCTTACATAGGTGTGAATCGGGCTGACAATCTCTAAAATAATCTTCCTGATTCGTTTTTTTGTTGAGGGAGACCCCAGGTGATTAAAGTGGACCTTTAGGCGAGCTTCTATCGCGTTGCCATTAAAGGACGTTCCTTTGTCCATCTGATAAACAAACCCGTCGGTTGAACCAAAGAATATTTCTTCTTCCCCACTACTGTTTTCGGTTGAACATATACAAACTGGAAGTTTATCGTAATATTGTCGTGTGAATCCAATAGCGTCAGCGTCTTCTCCGGTATTAATCGTCATGGCAATAGCGGTCATGTCTGTAAAAAATAAACGATATTGATTTTTCTCCTTAATTCTTACAGAGCTTTGAACTATCCCAAGTTTTTCCTTGATCAGCGGATGAATATACTTTGACAGGGTGTTTGCGCTCAGGTCTCCATATTCCTGAACAGCGGTCAAAGACGTAATGCCCCTGTCGTCCAAATAAATCCCCGGCCCTATTTTTTGGATAGTCCACTCAATAGCGCCAGACTCGTTGGAGTGTGAGGTCAATTCCCAGTCGGCTATTGATGTTCCGTATAATAGGGATGTTGAGTTTCGACAAAAAGCCACTAAAAGGTCGGGCATAGAAAGCATACCCGTACATTCATCTCCAAGCCCAAGCTCTGCCGCGCCTGTTACTACCGACCACAAGTAGGGTTCTCCCAGCGAAGAATGTTGTAAAGACCCACCCTCAAACGATAAAAAAAGATGACCCTTGTGGGCAAGAATATGTTCGGGGGCATCGACGGCCATACCTGTCTCAATGGGAGTATAGTACGTTCCGTCCCACTCAAATGCTTTGTTCTTGCCATCACACCCGTACATTCTCTTGGTGGAACTAGAAGCGTAAAAATTGTAATTGACAAACTCAAACCGTCCGCCAGGAACAGAAAATGCGTTTGTTGTTTGTACCGCCGTGGCGTTTGCCGCACCCGCTATACTGCCAGTTACCGCCCCCGCAGCAAAGGCTCCACCAGCACGACCCGTTATTACAAAAAAACCCTCGGCGTCACCACCACCCCATGTACCATCTTTGACGACAACACGACGAACTACCGCCGTAACCGCCCCCTGTGTAATGGTTTCGCCTTCGACAAAAGCAACCGTTCCGGTATCAAAACCTAATCGTTCACCAAGAGAACACGCTGTCCATCCCGTAGCAGACGACTTGTGCATAACAGTTGCGGTTCCAGCGGCATTATTTCTAAAAGCATACTTGACATCTTTATACTGCCAAACACCCAAAACACTACCAGAACCCGGAACAACAAGAATATCATCCCTGACCGCTTCGATTGCGGCCAGCCCGTAAATACTGTCCAGTTCATCAGTAGAAGCATCGTTCTCTGTCGCAGTTCCGTCAGCAATCGCCATCGGGTTTCCGCCTACCGACAAAATTTCATCATCGACATACACACCAACAACATTAAAAAGAACCAAGTAGCCAGCAGCGTCTCCACCAGCCCACGATCCAGATTCAACCTCAATAACCAAGGCTTCCCCTGTCGCACCGGCAGCACCCGTAACGGTGTCCGCAACGGCTATTTCCGAAGTTCCTGTGTCAAACCCAAGTATCCAATAACTTGCTTCTGACGGCTTGGGTCTTCCATCGTATGCCTCGTACCCATCGATCAGTCTGTACCTTCCATACAAATCAAGTTCATAGTTTTGCGCTATAATCGCCCTGCCGGGATTAACAGACAGGGTTGGCGTTATTAGGTCTTCGCCACCCTCTAGGGGTACATATTCAATCTTTAGTTTTGATTTCGGTAGGGAGTTCATGCCAATGGCGCACCCCAAACTATTTTTGGTAACTGGTTTATCGTTAGTTTTGCCAAAAGTTTCTTGTATTCTGTTTGCCCATGAGAATAGGCATCGTTTGCCCCCTCAAACGCTCCGTAATACATTAGTCCCCTCCACACGATTATCATGTGATAGTCTGGAATTACCGGCTCGTCATCGTTGGCTGTCATGGTCTGGACCTTCTTGATATATTCCCCATTGACCGTGTAAACAGCATCAGGGATAGGCCACAAATCCATTGACATATCGGGTTTAATAGAAAATTCAGATGGTCTTTCTGATTGCGTTCTGAACGAACCAAACTTATAGATAGCCCTGAATTGATCCCACGGATAATAGGAAAGATCCGATTCGTCCGAAACAGCAGAATAAATTCTTATGCCCGAACCGTCCGGTTCTATTTTCCATGCGGCCAGATCATCAAGGCTAACGCTGGCGGTGGTATAGTTTTGAACCGTTGCAATAGTAGGAAACGAAAATTCCTCCTGCCGAAACAGCCACGTTTCATGCAGCCCTTGGATTTCCTCGTATGCCGTTAGTGTCCAATTAACTACCCGCAGGTTCATCCCGGTCTGACCAATTACGGTGGCCGGGGCTGCTCCTTGGATACCAGCCTCAGAGTGCAGCCGTTGAACTAACTCTAAAAAATTCATAGTCCATCACCTTTTACGGCTGGGCCAATATTGCTTTAAGCCATGCTCGTCCTTTGGGATTTGGATCGTGTAAAACCGAAAACGGATAGGTAAGTGCGGTTTTTTCAGCCATCTGTATATTTTCCGGTCGGCTAGGGTCCATTGTTTTTTGTTCGTACTTGGTTGTTCGTCCCCTTGCTAACGCCTCAACATACTTGCGCTTAACGTTCATTTCCCTTCCCCGGATAATCGGCTGGTTCATGCCGTTCACCTGTGGTGTGATAATCTCCAACGACCCGTCTTCCGTGGACGGGGCTACCATAATGGTAAGAACCTCGTTCATGAACGCGGCAAGTTTTTTTTCTTCAACAAAATTAGACTCGCTGGTCTTTTCAATCGGGCCGGGATTTCCAACTTCTCCCAATCCAAGCGTTCTTCCTTTTCCAAGTTCGCCATCGTGGGCTTCCGTTTCTTTTCGTGACATAAAAATACGCCTCCTGGTTGGTTGAATAAAAAAGCCGGTCTTTGAGGAAATTCCCCAAGACCGGCCCTAATGGTGCTCTGGTCTTAAATGTGTTTAAAAAATTACGATGTCAACGGGGCTGACGGTACTGCAAAAAAATCATAGAACGTGATGGTTCCCGTTCCGACATCATCAGTAATGTCGTCAACACCCACGGTAAACGCTGTGGTTCCGGCGGCTACCTTTATGGCCCCGATAGGACATTCACCCGCCGGTGGGGTCGGCCAATCAAGAACAGCATATCCACCAGACAGATCGTCGTTATCAACTTCGTTCCCCTTGGTAACAACTACATCACCATCGGTCTGTAGCGTCACAACATAAAGACAGGTTGTTCCAAGCGTCTGCTCGTCGCATACTGTCGGAGCTATGTTGTCCGTGTCTGCCTTGTGATACGAAAGACCGTTAATAGCAAAATCAACACCGGCACCGTTTGGCGCTGCGATTTTAATCGTGTGGTCGTTTGTTCCTTCGGCAAGTCCAGCCTTTGAAAAACATGCCGTACCCCCTCTTACTAAATCATTGAAATTAAATGTCATGGTTCTTCTCCTTGGGGTTAAGAGGTTAGCGGGCTGGCTGGCACCGCAAACAGATCGTAATAGGTTACGGTAACAGTCCCGCCGGTAAGGGCGGTCGTTCCGGGCGTAAAAGCACCCGCACCGGCAGCAACCTTGATAGCCCCAATCGGACAGGTGTTGACTGTCGGGGTCGGCCAATGCAACGGGGCGCTTCCAGCGGTTAAGCTGGCCGAAAGAACCTCGTCTCCCTGAACAACCGTGATCGTGTTGGCCGAGTTGATACACACCAGATACACATTGGTATAAAGCGCCGTCTGAACATCCCCGGTCAACACAATGTTATTATCGGCATCGGCGACATGGTATAGAATCCCGTTAATGGCGAAATCCACACCTGCACCATTGGGAGCGTTTGTTCTGGCCTTTGACGTGGTTCCACCAATGGCAACCCCCGCCTTAGACAAACAAACAGTACCCCCTCTTGCAAGTTCGTTTAAATTGAGTGTCATTTCTTTGATCTCCTTTTTGTTTTATTCTGCAAGTTCTATAAATTTTTCAAGCGGTGCAAGCACGCTTGTTTTGACAAGGATCGGTTTTCCGTCAATTTCCAGCGGGAGTTTTAGCGGAAGATTAACCGGGCTGACATCAACCTCGACTTCTTCAGCCATAAGCTCGTTAAACCCCTTTGCAAAATCCTCCCATCCGTCGTCTCCCGGCTTGACCTCAATATTACCCTTTTCGGTCTGTTTGCCGTACTTTTTAACAAGATCGTTTCTTACCTTTTCAAGAGCCTTGTTCGCACCGTCGAGTTTATTGATAAGCCTCGCCAGCCAGTAAGAAAACTTAACCGGAAGATCCCTGTCTGAAAGTTCCGTTAGCGCCTGTACTGCACCAAAAATTTCACCGTTTGTTAATTTCATAATATCCTAACCTCCTGTGGGTTGCCTGGTGTTAATCGCGGGAAGGCCAGCCAGGAACCAGCCTTGTCGGAGTATACGTCCTATCCCGCGAAGGTATTATTATGCGTCAACGTTTACATTAAGCATGATGTAATACGGCACACCGTCTATCAAAATACGAAGGGCATGGGACGCCGCCGCCGCCGTGCATTCATCAAACACCTTGGCCGCTGTGGCCGCTCCGAGACCGGTAAAGTTGAAAATATACCCGTCATCCCTGAACTCAGCCACGCCATCCCCCCAAGCGTTGCCGGTAAGAAAAGCAACCGGAACAGTCGTGCCAAACCCCAAGGCTCCGGTCGGAACGCCCAGCTCTGCCTCGAAGCAGCAATAAGACCCGTTCCCGATGGTTGCAGCGGGCATATCAAGCTCTGCACACACAGCCCCCGCAAGGCCGGTCACAAACCCGGCTGTTGAAAAATCAATCTTGCCAAGAATGGCGTTGGCCCAATTACCAACCTGAACATTCGAGGTAAGAACTGACCGCAGCACTTCGGCGGTATTGACCGCAGAAGCACCGGTTAAGGTTTGGCCGATATTGACCGAGTACAGGTTTGTTGCCGTCGCAATGGCGGATGTTTTCACAACCTCCAAGGAATCCGCACTCTGATCCCAAGCGAGAGAACATCCAATGGTAGCGCCGTACATTGTCACATTGACGCCCTTAGACCCACCGCTTGCACCAATCGAAAGCGCACCGTTTGTGTCGCTTGACGGGTCCCAGAAAACCCCGCATCCGATAATGTCGCCATAGAGCTTAAACATCAGCCCCTTGGTATCGGCTCCGATATAAACAGCCCCGTTGGTATCGCCATCGGCATCAAAAAGCACCTTGTAAAGCGCGGTTGTTCCATACCAGAGGAAGTCACCGGCAGGTGTGCCGGAAACACCTATCTGCATAGCCGCTGTCGAACATGCTCCAGTAATCAAAATACCCGTTGCTGTCGCCCCGGTAATCGCAACCCCTCCGGTGGTTTGCGCACCGATGGTAATGGCCGTGGTGTGGTTGCCAGATATATTGATTCCGGCTGTAGACCCTGTACCGGCAAGCGAAATGCCGGTTACACCAGTAAAGGCGCTGGTAACACTGATTGCTGTCGTACCGTCAGCAGCGATTGAAATGCCGGTCGTAAACGCCCCAGTTATAGAAACCGGGGTTGTGCCCGCACCAGTCATGCTAATGCCGGTCGTAAATGCCCCCGCCAATGTTATCGGGGTCGTGTTGGAATCAATCCCGTTTCCGAACACTATATCCCTGAAGGTCATTGCCTCATCGTCGAACATGAAATGAGAGAACAACGATCTTACAGACCGTCGCGCCCTCGGATCGGCAATGTAATTAATGTACTTTTGAATCTTACTCATGTGGTATTCTCCTTTATACCGGGTAAGCCTTTTGTTCTCCGGTTAAAATTTTAATTAGGTGTCAAGATCAGTTACCGCTACTTCAACCCTGGTCATCCAGTTTTCGTTCAACCGGACAGAGTTATACCAGAAGTCCGCACCCACATACCCGAACATACCGCTGGGGTTCGCATGGTTTTTCTGTGAGCTTGGGATGATTGTCGGGCTGATACCGGAATATCCCTTACCCTTTAGAGAAACATGCCCCCAGGCGTCCTGTGCGGTCACGATCATCGGGTAAACGTCGATTGTAGCGGTGTCAGCCGCCAGCATCCCGCTTACACCTACCGCAGCACCACCGGCCAGGTACGGGGCAAACAGCGATGAAGGAATAAACCGAAATTCCTCACACGCCCCGATCTCGCGGGGATGAACGGGTTTTATCGCGCTGCCGTAATCAACGATCTTGGTAAACCCGGCAAGGTCGCGAATATCGCTTGTGACATCGGTGTGATGGAAAACCAAATAAGCGGGTTCAACCGAAGATGTGCCAAAGTCCGGCCCAGGTTTGACGGCGCTGGTCACGCGCTTTGCCCTGTTGGATTCAAGGGTGCGGGCAGACTGCCGCAGCTTCGCAAGAGAAATGGGCGTATTAACACCAACGCGGGTATCGCCATTGGCGTAAATTACGGACGTTCCGGCCTTAACCTGACCGTAAGCCACCAGCTCGGCAACTTCGGCCAGCGTTTCGCCGGTCAATGTCGCCATGTCGTCGGGAATATCGTCTTCGTACATCAGTTCGGCCTTGGACGTAAACTTGAACAGAACGGCATACTGATTCAGCGTTACGGATACGTCCGTATAGCTGATGGTATTGGCCGTAGGGGTCACACCCTCTGCCGTTACAAAGTTTGCCGCTGTGATGTTGGGAACTTCGGCGGCGGTTGCGTTAAAGGGTTTTAACCGACGGAAAACGATGGTGTCTGTCTTCCGCAGCGGTTGTTCTTTTTGTGAGCCGAACTTTCCCAAAACCTGGATCGGTTCAGCGTGTTTTAACATTTTCATTTCTGCCCGGATCAAATTCCGGCTTGCTACTGTTGAATACTGTTGAACGGTCATTTTTATCTCCTTATTCTGCCCATACCTCTCGGGCATATTTTTTACGCAGTTCTTCTGGTGTCATGTCGCTTTCAGCTTTTTCAAACTGGCGCACCTTTCCAGATGAAGGTAACTGCGATTTTGTTAATCGTTGTTTTCTTTCGTTGGCAATTTCAGCGGCGGTCTTTCCGTCCTGTTTCTTGCCGCCATTCTTTTTGTGCTTATCAAACAGATCCAGCACATGGATCGCATCGGCAGCGCGTAATGATCCGCACTTAGCTTTAACATCTTCTGTCTGGGTTGCTACCCAAGCCTTAAAGTCCTTACTTCCCGCATCTGCTTTCCAGTTCGGAAAGCGCGAAGCCACCAAGTCCTCATTGATTTCGGTGCGTAACTTTTCAATTACGACCGCGTCTTCCTTTTTGTCGGGGACTTTGTTAATGGCTTTTTCGAGCAGCTCAAGTTTTTCCTGTATGGGTTTTAGTTTCTCACCCTCGGTTTTTAGCCGTTTGTCTACCGCTGTTGCCCATTCGGGAAACTCGTCTCTAAGTTCTTTCCATTCGGCGTCAGACTCGGCGGCGGCGTCAATCTCTGATTGCGTCGGCGCTTTCTTGTCTTTATCCTCAAGAACCTGCGCGGTCTTCTTGGCTTCGTGGATTTGGTTTGTAATAGATCCGATCCGGCTTTCTGCCTGTTTTAAACGGTTGGCTATGTTGTCGTAATCCTTGACCTTACCCTTGAGTCCTTCAAACTCTGTACGCAGGGCGGGACTTACCCCGGCCCACGGATCAGGTTCGGGCTCTTTGGTTTCTTCATCCTCGACACCATTACCGTCATCAACAGGTTCTTTAGTAGGCGCATCAATCTTTACACCATCTCCCCACAATTCTTGGGCGGCTGCATTGCGTTCAGTTGCGGCTTCTTCCTGTGTTAAAGGTGCGGTTTCTTCTGCCATGTTAAATTCTCCTTCCCGGCTTTTAGGCGGGTAGTTGTGAGGCGGTTTCCCGGCTCAGTTAAAAATAAAAAAGCCAACTCTCGAAGGGGTTTCCTTCAAAAGCTGGCTCCTGTTGGTAGTCTCAGCTTGACTTATTATGTTTGGTCTATTTCACTTTAATGCTTGCCTCAATCTTTATAAACTTCAGTTCCGGTTCGTGAATTATCGTTTCCGTAAACCAAATACCCTTTGAAACCAGAATCTTCTTCAGGTCTGACACACACGCAAGAGCATCCGTTTGGCTCATGTCGGTATTTTGTTTCAGTCTTTTTCCTCCTGGTTAAATTTCCTTTTCGGGTTGGGCAGCCCCAAAACCTCCTTTATGAACCTTATCTGCCCCCTGATGATAGCCGTCTTGTCGCCGACCATTACATGGTCATTCTTTTCTCTGAGTTCAGACAACCGTTTCTCGCAATGGTTCCTTACGAACACCCACGTTTCAGAATAAACATCTAACCGCCCGTCGCTATCGGTAGCGCCGGTTACAAGTTCAGCCCGAAACGGCTCACGCTTTTTGGTCTTGAACCACTTCATTGTCACCCTCAACCATTACGTATGCCGTATATTCTACGTCAAGTGTCGGGATTTCTTTGCCAATCGCAACCATGTCAAAACTCGGATGCTCAAACGTCGCTACAAAATATCCCTTCTGTTGGTCAAACCCAAATCGTATCAGTTCGGCATCCTTCGGGAGTCCCCTCGTAACCGAAAACATCCGACCGGAATTAATAAAAAACTCTGCTATCACATCCTTTGAAACCAGAACATTGACGTACTGGACTGAATTAAAAGAATCTTTCTTGCCCCCTTTTATCAGCTTCGGTTTTTCAAATAGCCCGTTGTTCATTTTTTTCCCCTCCTGGTGGGTTTGCTTTTCTTGGTCGGCCTTCCTGAGTTGACCGTCTTGTTTCTTCCGGGTACTGTATCGTATTTCTGAACTGCCATTATTGCTGAAACGCCTCGCCCGCCGGTGCCCTCTGCGGCGGCTCAATCGGCGGCGGCGTAAGCTGTGCCGTCTTCTTGTCCGCCAATTCCCGCATGAGGTTCTGCTTGCTGGCTTCTTTTGCCAAGTCAGCCTTAATGTCGTTCAGCTTCATTCCGCTTTGCTGTGAAAACTCCATCATCTTGATTTGATAATCCAAAGACTTCATCTCTTTGTCGTGCTGACGCTGGCGCTCTGCCTCCTGTGCCTTGAACTCTAATTCAGCCATATCAGACTGCTGCACCAACTGAGCTTTTTGAAGCTCTCCCTGTGTTCTGATCTTGGCAACCTGCGTGGACGGGTCGGCCTTCTGCGGCTGTTCCTTTTGCTTTTCAGCGTCTTTCTTCTTGTCCTCGTCAGACTTCAATACGTTGTTTAACCGCAACGCCGTAAACAACTCCCTTACCACCTTGCCCCAGTCAACCTCGTTGTCTACCCTTGGATCACCCTTAATCTGCAAGGTGTTTGCCAGTATCTTCGATTGCTGATCCCGCGCCAATAAAACAGACGTTCCCCTTGCGTCAACATTAAAATCACCCTTAATCTCAGGGTTTTCGTTGTACTGCATATTCCAATGATAATACCGTGTTATGTGCGGCCTTGTGATCTGGTCGTCCCATATCTTAACCCGCGTCCTAAGGGCGACGTTGCTTGAATCAACCATAATGTTTGTAGCGCCCAGCGTGTCGGGCATGTCCTCTTTCTCCCCCTGAAAAAGCAACGGTAAGTTTGTTTCAAGATCAAGAAAACGCATCGCAAGCTCTATGATAGCCTGTAAATCCGCCTGGTTGTTCTGGATCTGAAACTGGGCAAACATCTTAGACACATCATCAACCTCACCGTTTACCATCCACGCCTTCTTGCCGGTCAACTCCCACTTGCCGTCAACAGGTTCCACACCCTCTCCAAAAATTATATTCGCGCCCGCTGAATCCCTGGCGTTGTCCATCATGGCCCGCCACGCCGCTATGACAATTCTCTGCTGCCACACACCCTCCCTCGGAACACCAATACCCCAAGGAGAACCCGCAACCTGCGACCATTGAAAAAAATCATAAGGAATATCACCAGTATCAAGCACGTTTAGCTGTATCTTGATCGGCCTTTCGTTCACAAACACAACACACGCAGATAACGACTGCCCCCGTAATTCCTCACAGTCGCACCCAAGAGCTTCTAAATCATCCCGGTCTACATCGCCGTAATACTCCCACTTGTCGTAAGCGTTGCCCTTTCCGATAGATGTTTTGTTAATCTTAAACCCCTTGTCGCCAGGGTTCGATACGCTTACCCTCTGCGGTTCCTCAGAAAGAACCGCCATTATCTGATCTTCAAAATAACCCTCAACACCTATCAGGCTCCGTAAACCCCTCGGAAGAATCTCGTCATACTCAAATATATAAGAGGCTTTGGATATGTCCTCACCACAATTCGGGTCTGGAAAACAATTCCAAATGTCAACACGCTTCGATGCAGGCTGCTGTTCCTCAACCGTTTCAAGTATGTGCACCTCTGTACCACCCTGATCTTTCTGTGGTATCCAAGACTTCCTTACCTGCTTGACTACGTTTGGCCCCTTTAAAATCCCAGTACCCAGCTTAACAGCGTCCTTGATTACCTTTCGGCTCTCGCCGTTAAAACCGCACTCCGTCAACTGATCGTCTACCTCGGACTCCATAGCCCGCATCTTGGTCTTGGCGGTCTCCATCTGCACGATGGCAATGTCAGACGCCCTTACAGGCTTTCCGCTGTCGTCTACCATCCCTTGGCCGGTCTGTGTGTTTATTACCGGCCTGTCGTCAGTCAAACCTTTAATCAAATTAGGAACAGGTGTTGGACTAAAACCCCAGTTGCGATCATCAACGGGTAAAAGAATGTCAGCAAACCGACCCTCTGCCGTCTCGCACTTGCCCCTGATTATATTGACAATAACCTTGGAGCGTACCGGCCCAGAACTACCCTTGGTATAAGCGTCGCCAGTAGCGTAATCAACCATGTCACCGCTGCTGTTGTTGTCGTCAAAACTGTCGTATATCCCCTGATCCTCTTTCCATCTCCGCTCGACACCAGAAGCAGCACGAAACAACACAGCCTCGTCACGCTTTTTCAATAAAGACTCGGCCAACGCTTCAAGCCTTTTACGCTGATCGTCCTCGGTCGTCGTTTCTTCCGGCTCCCTTGTGTATTCGTCTTCCATTAAATCCCCACCATAGCGTCTAACGGTTCGTAGCTCATTACGGGTATATACCTGGCCTTCTTAACCACGTTCTCCATCTTGTCCGCGTTTAAACAAACATATCTAAACGCATCTGCCCCGTGGGTATAATCGTCCTTTATCGGGGTGCTGGCCGCCTGTGTTGACTGGTTTATGTGCCTTCTGTACCTCTTTAAGCACTCTATAAGCCGCCAATTTAAATCCGTATGATCAAACCCGGCCGTTGCAAACCCTTGACCCTCAATAGCGTTTGCCTTGGTCTTGTCAAAATAAATCCGGTCAAACATCAGCCTTGTGTTCCTGATACCCTCTTCAACCGATAGTTCAACAATCTCACTTCGTTTCGCTACGCTCCACCCCAGGGCTTTTAGTAAATCATAAGTGCTTTTACCCCCGGAATTAAGGCTACCGGAAAACCCATCGTGAGGCAGCCAAACCTTACCCCAGTTGTACGGCCTCGTTCTTAGCTCAGACGAAAATACATCCAGTTTGGTATGAGACGCCTCGATATATTCAATTATCCTGATCTCGGACGTGTTCTTCTGAACCAATGCCGCAGATAGGCTATCGTCCCAGCCAAGATCCATTACAATATGAACCTTTAAAAATGCGTCATAGGGTACATTGCAAATGCGGCCCTGGGCCTCAACCTCTTGGATCTGCTTATAATAAATCGCGCCCTCGACCGCCGGCTTGCACTTGCCCTCCCAAATATTGTCGTAATTGTCAGGATCGAATTGCTGGCAATGCCGCCGCTGCTTGTCGGACACATCGCTAAACCACGGATTGTCCCGCCAGTTAATCTCGACGTTTATGGTATCCGGCATAGGGTGAACCGTAAAACGCTGGTGCGTCTCGTCCGTCTCCAGGTCTGGGTTGTATGACACCCAAACCTCCGACCCCTCTTTTCGTATTGTCGGTAACAGGATGTCCCACGACCGCTTGGAAACCGTCTGCCCCTCTTCCACCCAGCAAATATCCACGGCCTCAAACGACTTGATGGATTCAACCGTATGAGCAGATAGCCCGGAAAAGGATATGTTTGTTCCGTTTGTTCCCCTGATTTCCGATTCTAATACCCTGTAATGCCCGGATAACCCCATCAGCTCAACTTGATCCGACAACAGTTTGTGAACTGAATTTTTTATGGACAACTGAACCTCACGGGCGCATAGAACCCGAATCTTCTTCGCGGCCCCCAAAACAAGTATGGCCCTTGCAAACCCCCAAGATTTCGACCCACCACGGCCACCACGGGCAACCTTGTACCTGTGCGGATTAAATAAAAACTGCAACTTTATAGGAAAGTCCGGCGATAGTTTCATCAGCAAGCCATAAATACGCCCTGGTCTGGGCACTGTTCGTCGGGTGTTTTGATAACATCAACGGGGTACTCCGAACAGACAGCCACAACCTCACCATCCTTGACAACCGCAAACGGGAGATCCTTCAGCTCTCTCGATAACTGCCGGTATAATTTTGTTACGTTGACTTTTCGCACGATGCCCCCACCGCTTTCTCATGTATAAGCCATTTCTTAATAGATGGAACAAATGCATCACCCGGAACAAGAAGCTCCTGCGCACAATCATTACATATATTTCTAATGGCCAGGGCAAACCATTTAAACTTTTTATCAAACCCGGAGTTTGCCGAATACCACTCTCCCCTGAAATGAAACTCTTTAAAATATTCCTGACACAACCTTTCAACCTCTATGTCACCCGGAATATACCAATCAACATCAAGTTCAATAGAGTTTCCTGTCTGTAACTCCCTACACCTACTCTCCGGGCCCTGACCGGTGTACCCGATCTTCATCTTTTGGACAACACCGTTATCTTCACAAATGAAATAAATCATAAATCTATAAACCCCGCAAAATCGAACATTTTCCTATGACAAACTCAAAATACCAGCATGAACCTCTGCGTGACAGTTAGCACATAAAACAATAC